TGTTTGCATTCTTCACGAAGCTCTTGCAAGAATTCTTGAGCGCCGGTGAAGCTCAAATCAAAGAGTGCGCGAATACTATGGCGCGGTTCTCCTTGCCCTTTGCCATCTTGCTGAAATTGTACCGCTGTAATGAGCGATGCACTATCTAAAATGCAATACGGAGTATCAACTTCTAACTGATTTTTTGAGTGATTATAACGAATAAGACAAGACATAAAGTGTTCCTTTAAATAAATGGTAAATGTATGTAAAACAATAAAAACTAAAACAATTCGTCAGTTGCGGTTTTTAACTCATGCTCCTCCTTTATTTTTAAGCTTTTTGCCTTATCTTTGGTGACGATGAGGTTTGCAGGCACATCCAAAAGCTTTTTAATCTGGCTAACCGATTTGAGTTTCTTCTCGTAAAAGACACTCTTATCTTTGCTCGACAGGTCAGCAAGCTTATCTGCAATCTCATCTTCATTCAAATCATCTGACCAACTCTGTATAGAACCGTTAGACTTAAGAGAGCACCAATCATAGAATCCTCCTTTTTGTAAATTTTTCTTAAAAAAAGTTTCACTATCATCTAGCACATACTCAATGAGTTTTTTGTTCATTAACAGAAATTTTCGAAACTGTAACATATCAGGCTCGCTTAATTGCTGCAAGTCTGTCGATGTAATTTTTTTGACACATTCATTTACTTGTTGATTTAACGCAGGGCACTCTGATCTATATGAGCACCATTTACATGCTGTTGGAGAGGGTTGATAGACTTTTCTAGTCGAATTAACAAGAATCTCAAGTAGGTCACAATTCCAAAATATATCAAGTTCTTTTTTTGATACTTCTATTAAATTCAAACGACTATCTTGAAAAATCCCTACTTTTATAGTTAGTTTAGACATATCTAAGTTATTGTATAATAAATTTACATATCCTAATAGCTGAGGGTTATTTTTAGGGCTCACGTTAACGTATCCGAATTTATAATCAATAATATAAATAGTAGATGAATCTAAACTTATATAAATTAAATCAGGTTGTCCATTTAAAGAAAAAGTTAATGTTTTTATAAAATCATATGTGATCTCACTTTGAGTCGTATATCTTTCCTCACAAACACAATCATCAAAAGAGAAATTAGGTTCTATTTTTAAAAACTCTTGTCTTAATTCTTCCGCTGCAACTGAACGTTCTTGAGAAGTTCCTTCAATAGCATTTTGCATTTCTAAGTGTTTAGCAATGCCTTCTTCAGCGTATTTAGTCTTCTCTTTCTCTACGTACTCTTGCTCATGATTTAATGCAGCAGGGCATATAAAATATCGAAATAAATTGGAACAGCTAATTTTTAGCATTTTCTTCCTCCCATTTTATCAGTAATCTTCTTACTGTGTTAATAGTTTCCTGAGGGATATTTTTAGCGTCTAAGTCATAACATACTTTGTCTTCATATAAAAATATAGCAGTTATGCATTTTTCCTTAGGAAACATACCACTATTTGTACACCACATATGATAATCTTTTTTTGTAAAAATTAAATAAATACCTCTTAATCTAACACTCATCCAATTAACTATTTTTAGCATTCTTCCTCCTTTAATTTTATAAGTAATTTCTCAGCTTCTTCTATAATATCTTTTGTAGATTTTATATTTTGTCGCCTAGCAATCTCTTTTTGTAAATTATTTACTATCCATAAAAGAGAATCAGTCTCTATTTTTCTTATTTCGTATGCAGACATGAAGAATATTACGTCTTTATTTTCATATTTATAAGAATAGACCAAGACTTTTCTTTTTAACCTAAATTTAATTCCTCTTAGTAGATTAAGAGTGGCCTTTAACATTCTTCCTCCTTTTCAGCTCTTGTAAGTAATCTAAGTATTCGATCAAAAGAGGGTAGAATATAAGAGACATCTTCTAGTTTATATGACACAATATGGGTGATAGAAGTATATGGGTCGGTAAATCCACACGTTTCTTTTCCTTGTAATTTATTAACAAAACAAATAATCTTATAGCCTAAAGAATTAATTTTCATTCTCTCCCTCCATTTTTAAAATTAATATTCTATCTTGCAGTTCTTCTATAACTTTCTCAATTCTATCTACTGTCAAGCTCGAAAAATCATCTGTTGTGAAGATATGATTTTTTGTAACGGTAATTACACATAAAAGAGGGTCGCTAGCATAATCTTTTACAAGCAACTTCTGTTCATTATTAAATAAAAATCTAATTACATTTTTTAAATTTCTAAGTTTTCGAATCATCTTTTTTCCTTTTCTCTAATGCAGTCAAACATGCTTTTAATGAAGCAGGATGGCCAAAATAGCCTTTATATTCATCCATAAAATCTTTTAAACGTTTAAATGAAGTGTAAGTATAATAACCACGCATCACACCTCTTGAAGTTTCACAATTTTTTATAATCCCATAAGACTTTAACTGAGATAAAACTGTGCTACTAATTCCTAAATTCTCAAGCAAATATGAGGTACTTACAAACCCCAATTTTCTCACTGCTTCATTTTTCTCTTTCATTAATTGACTTCCTTTCTTAAAGAGTTTCTTCTCGTTGATTCTCTTATACAAGCACAAAGATACACTAAAAGCTCTTTAACTTCTGCTGACTTTTTTTCTTCTGGTGAAAGACTTTCTATAAGTATTTCACCTTTAACTGTTAATAATTCCATCTCTAACTCACTATCTGTTGTTAGAACTCCATTAATTATTTCCTTTAACTTTTCTATCTTCTCACTCATTTTACCTCCTACAATCTAAAAGATGCCTAAAATAAGCTACTGTTTTTTCCATATGGTCTAATAAAAGATTTTCGTCATATTTTCTAGGGATATCAAAATTAATCACAACAAGCTCCCCACATGTAGTGGTTTTGATATCCTCTAAATTATTTATTGTTAAAGGAAAACAAGATTCATCATAAAAAATTACTTCTGCGTCTTTTTTTAATTCCGATAGCTTATTTATCAACTGTTCAACCTTCATTCTACCTCCTTACAGTTCTCTAATAAATATTGTTTAGTAGCTTCAAAATTATTTTCATTAACAATAATGACTATAATACCTGCTCTTCGCATTTCCTCATGCCTAATTTTTTGTATTTTACTCGCTTTACCTGTTTTACTCTTCGTTTCAAAAACATACCTCTGACCATGATGAGTAAAATCTACATCAGGAATTCCCTCCTTATTTGAATAAAAGCCACTTGAGTAAGTCCTTTCTTCTAAAAACCCATCTTTGATGGTTTTTAAAAATGGAATTAATTTTTTCTTCTTAAAAGCATCTTCTGGTCTGCGTTTTACTCCCATTAGAGTTTTTGCCATTGATTTAGTCTCTTTTATCATATATCATATATCACTTATCACTTATTTCCTTAAAATCTTCTTTTAAACCTTCAATAAATCCATCGAACTCTTTTATTAATAGATTTATATCATCAAACTCACCTTCATCCATTCCAGTAGCACTGTCGTATAGACGACTTTTTAAATCGTTTAATGTATCTCTCACATTTTCTAACAGACTGATTGTTTTATTTTTCATTTCCTATCTCCTTTTTAAAAGCATCTTCTGGTCTGCGTTTTACTCCCATTAGAGTTTTTGCTGTTTTTTTAAGTTGGTTCATATAATTTTAAAGTAGCCTCTTCTATTAATTCTTTAAGGTCAATATTTATTTTCGCAATAACTAAGCCTATGGATTCAGTGATTTTAACATCAGAAAGTTCTCTTATTATTCTATTAATAAAAGATTTCTGAGCTTTCTCTAAAGCATAAACTAACATTAATTTTTCCTCACGAGTCATTCTCTATCTCCTTTTATCTCATTAAAATTAAATATACTGTTAATCCGATTAGCAACGAGGAGAGTATGATTGCACCATATCTTTTAATTCGTCTACTAACTTCAATCTCATCCCGCATTCTCCTTACAGCTTGTTGATTTTTTTCTTCTTGTTTTTTACGTTCATCTTCCTCATATTTTAAAACAGTTTCTAACGTTACTTTTTTAAAATATTTCTCATAGTACTCTCTGGAAAGATTAACTATTTTATTTAATTTATCCATATCATCAATGTACTTGACTTTTATATTAAAAAGAGAAACATAGTTATTTTCTAAATCTATACGAATAAAATGTACAAGCTCACCTAAATAAACTGCACTTAAAAAGAAATCCTCTTCTTTACTAATTATAATTGGGGGGGATAAAATCTTCAAAGGGATAAAATTCATAACGTATTTGAGAAGAAGGCCAAAAATTATGTAAATCATCCACAGACATATTAGGTAAACCTCTATATAGCCAGTTTCTTTTTTTATATTTATAGACGTATGTCTCTGTCGAATAGTGCCAGTCGGTATACTTTTCATACTCTCCGTAAGTCTTTTTACACCAATCTAAGATATCTTTTTCTCTATCCATTATTCATTTCCTTTTTAAAATTATCTATTGCTGGTCTCATATATTTTTCTAAAAATACACTAAGAGCCTCTAATTCTTTTTGACTCTTAGGTATATAATGCTCTACTAAAGAGCCTCCAAACTTTACATAAAACAGCTCAATATTATAAATTAATTCTCTTTCTTTATCTGTCATTTTCTTCCTCTTTTTTATATAAAGACTCTATTAAACTCTGAAGGGAAACGCTTTCTTTATAAATATTTTTTAATAAAAGTACACTCTGAGGATTTTTCTTTAGCCTTTCTAACAAAGTAGATAGATTTCTAAAAATTGTATATAGATCCCCTCTACAAAGAATATAATCATGTTCATCTAATTTCATTCTCTATCTCCTTTTTAATTTCATAATCATCCTTTAATATCTCTAATAAACACGATTCTATTTTATCTCTACAATCATCAATAAAAACATAATCCTGGTCCCCTATTCTCTTCCTATTTTCTACCAGCCATAGAATTCTACCAATACAATTATCAGCCCATCTTAATGTTAAAATTAAATTTTGTTTTTCAGTTAGCATCCTCTACCTCCTATCTTCATCTAATAACTGAGAAGTTTCTTGTCTAAGTATTTCCCACATTTCATTAAGAGGGTATGGAATTCGTGCATTTCGTTGCTTGCATTCTTCTAAAAGCTCTTCACTAAATTCCTCCCATCTATATAATTGAAGTAAAATTTTCTCTGAATATGGAAAACTAGCTTGCACTCTCTATCTCCTTTATTTTTTCATATCTACAATGTTTACAAACAATAATTATATAGTCTTTTTTACTAGATAATTTCTTCCATACTATACTAGAGTTTGCTTTTGTGTTTTCTTCTGTCAGAATAAATGTACTCAAACTTGCACATTTATCACATGCATATCCTTTTTCAGATGTCATTCTCTATCTCCTTTTTAATCTCATAATAACTTTCTAAAACATGATGATTGTGATAAAGAAAATGATTGGCCCCCTCAATTAAATTAGTCTTATCTAAAAGACAAGTAATAATGACTCGATGTGTTTTTTCATCTATTAATAAATGGATATTGCTTATATTTATTAATTCTTTATCTCCACTCTTTTTGTTAGTTAACTCTATAAATCTTTTACTCACTTTCTATCTCCTTTTTAATTTCATCAGATAAAAAACTTAAATCTATGTAATAGAAATTTTCACGTTTTTGTTTTACACCTTTTTTATCTGTATAACGAGTACATAAACTAAAACTCAACTCAGTATCCTTTATTACAGTCGTAGGAATAATATCTTTTAAATTATTCATAATAAAATGTCTCAATAGTTTTTGAGTTTTATCACCGTTTTTATCATACAGCATCCTCTATCTCCTTTTTGATTTCATCATAAGATTCTTGAACGTACATCACTTCGTAGTTATAAAATTCACAATCAGAAGATAAACTTTTAAAATCAACTCTCTTAAAAAGTATTTTAGACCCTTCTGAATTACTCTGTGGGAAAATAGCATGGACATCATCAACATTTAATAAAAATTTAACTCCCCTTAAACAAGTAAGCTCTATAAACTTTCTAATCTGCATCCTCTATCTCCTTTATTTCTTCGTATCTACACTCTATACAAACTATAATAATATATTCTTTTTTATTTGGAAGTGGTTCCCACACAAATGCCGCATTTTCTTTTGTAAGAACATATGTCCTCCAATCCCCGCATTTAGAGCATCTGTTACATATATCATGCATCCTCTATCTCCTTTTTGATTTCATCATAAGATTTATTCTGTTTAATCATTTCAAATGCTTTTCTATCCACACCGCTAGCAACAATATCATAATAATTAACAACATTCCGTTGGCCGATTCTATGAAATCTATCTTCACTCTGTGCCCTTTCTGTACATGAGAATGTACGTGAATAATATATGACTTCACTACAATTTGTTAATGTGACTCCCACATTCATTGATTGCATTGTAGCGATTAGTATTCTAAATTTGTTTTCTTTGAAATCTGTCAAAACTTTTTCTTTTTGACTAGAAGTTAAATCACCATGAAATTCATGTGGCTTTAAATATAAATTCTTTTCTGTTGAGAAAAACTGTTGAATAAACTCAATAGACTTTCTAAACGCTACATAGATAACAATCTGATTGTTAGAAGGAATTGAGTCTATTAAATCTTGCAAAACAATATGTTTTTCTGAAGTAGGGTCTATCATTTCTACAACTTCACCAGTCGATTTATCTTCAATAAAAAAACCAAATCCTTCCTGAGCTTGCATTTTATGAGCTACATGAAGACCCTGGTGAACTCGAGTCCCCTTACAACCGAACTCGTGATAGATTTTTTCTGGGAGGTCTAAGCAGTCGACTTTAAGCCTTCGCTCAGACATTGGTGCAAGCATCTTTAAGAATTCATCTTCATTTCGTGATTCGTCTTTTTGAAATTTATGGGTCTTTACTCGCATGTACCGCTGTCTGAAGTTTCGGTAATCTGAGTAAGCGTTGGTTGGATCGAGGCAAACGAGATGAGTGTAGAGATCGATAATGTTACGATTGCCGATTGGTGTCCCAGTCAAAAGAATGACACGCTCTGCTCCGATGCATGTGTTTACGACGGCTTCAGTGCGCTTTGCTCGACGATTTTTAATATAGTGAGCTTCGTCGACGATAATCATTTTTGTTTTGCGAGCTGGAACAGGCAGTCTCCAAAAAGTTTCGTAACTGTAAATTTTGTAGAAACTTTCAAATTTTGACCATTTTGCAACCTCTTTTGCCCAATTTGGTTGCAAAAAAGAGGGGCAAACAACAATTACACTTTTTCCAAATTGCATTTTTGATAAAATATAATCCGCGGCTAAAATTGCTGAAATCGTCTTTCCCAAGCCTTGTTCGTGATATAACGCGTATCTCTTATTCTCGATACATTTTCGTATAGCTGTTTTTTGATGTTCGTAAAGCACAAAGACCTCGTTTGAATTGTTGTTAGCAAGCTAGCGTATTTATGAGTATTTGTCAACTTTTCAAAATGATTATATTTTTTAGAGAAATTTTCCGAAAGTGTATGTGAAAACCAAAAATAGATAAAATATCAAATATATCAATTGGTAGTGATTCTGAAAGGTGTGATATTTTGTCCCAGTGTCCCAGTACCGTTTGAACTGGGACAGGAGCAACTGGGGCACTGGTACAGCATTGGGAGAGTAAGATAAGTTTAGTGCACTTCTCTATTTCCTGGAAAACAACTGGGGCACCTATTTGTGCATGGGAGAGAAGGATATCTAAGCGTTTGTCCCAGTGTACCAGTTAGTTGGACCCTTTTTATCTAATAAGAGTTAAAAAAATAAAAAAGAAATAGGAAAGAAGAAAAATAAAAAATAAAATATTATATAAAAAAGAGTCCAACTAACTGGTACACTGGGACACGAATTAAAGTTATACTATCAGAATATGAATAAGTAAGTGCCCCAGTTGCCTGTCCCAGTTCAAAACGGTACTGGGACAGCTGGTACACTGGGACAGGCAACTGGGGCAGATGAGATGATTAAGGGAGATTCCAATTTGGCTCGTTTGCCTTGGCTTGTGCAAAAAAGACTTGTTTTGCGGCTTCAAAAAACTGTGGGGAAGGAACATAAACAGAAAAGTGCATGATGTTGTTTATATCAGTTTCTATAGCGTCAGGAAGATGATAAGCACATCGTCCCATTTCATGAAGAAAGATTTTGTTTTTAAAATCTTCGGAAGAGATTTTTTCAAAAATAGGGTCGACTGTAATTTCTCGAGTGAAAGACGTCACTCCAGTTTTATTTTCAGTGATGTTACATTGAGTCACTCCGATCGCTGCTTCTCGTGTCACAACGAATGCAGGACTGTGAGCAATGCGAATTGAAACAAGATGCACATCCCCGTATCCCACATTGTATTTGTCAGCTTCTTGTTTAAAATTTTGGTAATAAGGTTGAAGTTCAGCGTCTACCATAGGAATTGTTGGATTTGGTGAGCTTCCATCCTTTCCACAACTGATAAAAAATGGGAGTGATAAGACCCATAATAGTTTTTTCATAAGTTCATCTCCTTTGTATTTATTCATCCTTGAAAGTTCATTGTTATAATTTAAAATTAATTAAGGGAGTAACATCTGCTTCTTCATTTTCTTTTCGTGCTGCTGCGATTTTACGTAAAGTTTTTTCATTTTCTTCTTTATTAAGATTTTTATCTTGAGTATACTGTAAAATTGCTAAGCTATCATTATCATCTTTATTAATTGGTTGGTTGTTCATAAGTTCATCTCCTTTGCGTTTGTTCATCCTAGAAAGTGACCTCACTCTCATAAAATAAATATAGTTTAAAAATTTTATTAAGTCAAGTTTATTTAAAAATTATTTTGAAATTATTTTTTGTCAGTTTTTTGACCCTGTCGAAATCTTGACAATGAGTTATTGATTACTGCTCAAAACCTAGTTACTATAGAAGCAACCTACCTCGATTCTATCTGCTATTTACACACATCTTTAAATCTGCCTGCTCTTCCTACCTCATTAGCCTACCTTTATGTAAAAATCACGCTCGCATTTTTGTCGCATTTTTATATATTTTTGTAAGTATAAGTAAGATAACAATCTTGTCGCATTTTCTCATTTTTAATGGTATAGGTACTTTATTTTTGAGAAGAAAATGCGACTAAAATAGTTATGGTTCTTATGTAGATGGGAAAAACCTTGCTTTTGTCGCATTTTTTATGTTTAAATAAAAGGGTTATCATTTTATTTATTTTTATGAAAAGGATAAAAATGAGTCTTTCTACGCGAACATGGACTAAAATAAGAAAATTATATGAGGATGGAGCACCTCCATCTTACATATCTTCTATTCATGATGTGAGTGTGTCACAGATATGGCGACGAATAAAAAAAGAAAATTGGGAGAAACCGATTGAAATGAAGCCGTCTTCTATTACAGATGCTGCATTTCAAAAAGCGGCTGAAGTGCTTGAGCGTGCTGAAGTGCTTGAAATTGAGAACACAGAGAAAGAATCAGAAACAGTTTTCGAATTACGTAAAAAAGCGCGAGCAGTACAATCTGAGTTACTTGATTTAATATTAGAAGCAAAAATCGCGATGAGTGCGTTTATTAAAGCGCACCCAGATGGCAGGTATATTAAAAAAGATGATGAAAAAGGCACAACATACGGTCTTATTTCGGAGATATTTAGCCCCATGGCAGCGTTATTGAATGCCAGTGATGTTATCACTCAGATTCAAAGACCAATTAATTTAACAACCAACACTCAGATTAATCAAAATAATTCTCAATTAGGAGACCAAGTATCTTCTACTACCCCTCCCATTACAATTGAATTTTTGCCTGTCGAAGCGTCTCAATGAAAATTAAGTGGAGGATTCCCGCAAAAGGAATAGAATTTTTTAAAACAAAAAAAATGTATCAAGTTTTACATGGTGGACGCTCATCAGCTAAGACTAATATGGTGTTAAAAAAATTACTTAATATCGCCCTAGAACAGACACTACCAGGACATATTGTATGCGCACGTGAATTTCAATCATCGCTTGCAACTTCTACATATGCGGAATTAAAGCATATGATTTATGAAGATAATCTATTGCATTTATTTGATGTTAAATATGACCATGTTCTATGTAAGAAAAATGGATTGAAATTTATATTTAAAGGTTTAGCTCGCGACATAATGCAAATAAAATCTATTCCTAATATTGTTGCTTGTTTTGTAGAAGAAGCAGAAACAATTAGTCGTGATTTATGGGATATTTTAGACCCTACTCTTCGGCAAGCTGGGTGTCAGTTAATCATTGCGTTTAATCCTCGCGAAGAACAGAGTGCTACTTATCAAATGTGGTTAATAGATCCAAAACCCGAAGAAGATATTTTCAGACTTGAGATGAATTATTATGATAATCCGTTTAATTCTGATGTAGTTTTAAAGAAAATCGCATGGCTAAAGCAATATGACTATGCCAAATATGAGCATATTTATCTTGGTAAAGTTATTAGTATGTCTGAAGATGTGATTTTTAAAAATAAATTTAAGATTCTCGATTTAGGTTTTGTAGAAGAAAACGGGTTTTATTACAGAACTAAGGCTGCTATTCCTCGAAATGAACGGATTTATTTTCTATATGGAATGGATTTTGGATTTAGCACTGACCCAGCTGCTATGATCGAAGTTTGTTTTCCAGATGACGACACTATCTATATACATAGAGAGCATTATGAGCATCAGCTTTTGCCCACACAGTATATGAATGTTATTCAAACAAGTTTCGGTGAGAGAGAAAAACTACACGGCAAGTGGCGGGGTGATGAATCGCGTCCCGACACGATTGCTCAACTCGCTTATGACGGTTTGCACATTGAAGCAGCACCCAAGGGAAAAGGTTCAGTTGAAGCAGGAATTCAATACCTTCTTGGAAAAAACATAATAGTACATCCCCGTTGCAAGAATTTCATTTTTGAATGTTTTAATTATAAATACAAAAAAGATAAAAACACTGGTATCATCACAACTGACATCGTAGACGCTCACAATCACGGTTGGGATGCTTTACGTTATGCTTTATGTGAACAAATCGCTGCAAATGGTAGAAAACCTATAAAAGTTAATCCTGCTGTGTGGCAACAATTAGGAATTTATTAAAATGAGTAAAAATAAGAGAGAATCGCAACAACTGTACAAAGACTTCTTTTTATCCGATACTGCTAAGGAGATTATCAGGGATTATGAGCGTAAACAATACCCTCCCAATTTTGTTAGTGGGTTTAAGACTCCTGATAATCCCCCTTCCATTTTAGCTAAAGATGGCGACAAATTAACAACAGATTCCTTACCAATTAATCAGTGTAACTTTGGACCATTTGGTAAAATTAATAACACTCTATTAAACAGCCGATTCCTTGGCTATCCTGAATATTCGTTACTTTCTCAAAATGGGATTGTTCAGCGCATCATTCAAACACTTTCGCGTGACTGTGTAAGAGAAGGTATTAAAATATTTTCTAAAAAAACAGGTAGTTCATCTGGCAATGAAAAAATTACTGCTATTGAAAATGAGATGAAACGCCTAAATGTGCAGGGTAAAATTCGCGAATGTGTTGAAATGATGTTGATGTTCGGCGGATGCAAACTCTATCCAAAAATTCTTGGAGATGACAGCAGAGAAGGAGGAGAAGAATATCTCACCCCTTTGACTCTTGAAAAAGTACCAAAAAACGGGCTTCTTTACTTAAAACCGATTGAGCCGCTCTATGCAACCCCCGGCAATTTTAATGCTGTGAATCCGCTTGCTGAAGATTATTACGTGCCCAGTGATTGGCTCATTTTAAATACTCGCATGCATCATTCAAGACTTGGGCATTTTCGTTATAATGACGTCCCTACTCTACTTAAGCCAATTTATTGGTTTAATGGCATGCCACTTGTTCAACTCTGCCTTGATTATCTATGGGGATTTGAAACTGTTAGACAGAATATTATTGGGATTTCTGGGCGATATAATATCAATATTTTCAAAACCAACATGGCTGCACTGCTGAATTATAAAGAAGGATCTTCATTTCAGGGAGGTGAAGATGTTCTTTCTAGAATGAAATTGGCTCAAGCCCTCCAAAACAATTATTCGATATTTGCGTTAGATAACAACCCAACTGCTCCTGAAGAATGGCAACAATTCAATATGACGATGGCGGGGTTGGTTGAGATTTTGAATGAGAATGCCGGATACCTCTGTGCGCTTACTGGTATGCCTGAGATTGTTCTATTTATGAAAAAATCAAAAGGGGGGTTGCATAGCGGTGATAATAATGAAGTTAGACTTTACTATGATAATGTTGGCTCGTTCCAAGATGTAAATATTAAACCAACTTATGAATGGATTTTTCAATTAACTCAAATGAGTTTATTTGGTAGTGTAGATGAAGATTTAGATTTTAAGTTTAATCCGCTTTGGAAACAGACTCCGAAAGAAATTTGGGAGGTTCAAAAGATTAAAGCTGAAATTAATACTGCTTATTTTGCTGATAATATACTTGAAGGAAATGAGATTAGAGAAGCTATAGCAAAAGACCCTGATTCTGGATATGCAGGTTTACAAGACCTGCCGGAAGAAGATTTTGAAGATGCAGAACCTGAAAAGGATAGCTTGAATGAAGCGGCGTAAACCGATTGAGATTCCGATAAAACAAGAAAGCGCTGCATCTGTTGCATGGTATACATCTAAATTGATGTTATTAAAGAATGCTATGTCTCGAGATTATTTATTAAGTATAAAAAGCTTCTATAAAGAAAATAGTTCATATTTAGTAAAAGATGATGATCCAATTATTAGATTGAATCAGATGATTGATGAATTGGGTGAGAAATGGTCACGAGCTTTTAACAGTAGAAGTCTCAAATTAGCAAGAAAAGTTATATTAGATGCTAATAGAGCATCTCAAAAGAAATTTGAAAATATATACAAAAGATATCCAGATAAGTTAATTGAACCCCAAAAATTACAAGAGAATATTACCTTAGTTGATACTTTAGAACGTCAAATTAAAGAAGAGAATGAACAATTTAAGAAACAACAATTAACACCAGTTCAAAAGATATTAAAGCAGCCGTTACCTGAACCAGGATTTTTTGAAGTTGTAGAATTCAACGAGCATCAGTTTAAGAATCCATTTATCATTAAACCAAACATGGTTGAGAGAAATGCAAAAGTTAATATCATTGAATCAGGAATTGCTGAGAATGTAGCTTTGATTAAATCAATACCAAAACAATATCATGAGCAAGTTCAAGGCGCTGTAATGCGAAATGTAGCAGTGGGTGGAAATGCTCAGAAACTTGTTGCTGAGTTATCAAAAATTAGTGATAGGTCCTCTAAAAGAATTAAGCTTATTGCAAATGACCAAATTGCTAAAGCGACTGCTTTG